AAAGTTCACTTGCGTCTGCCGACTACTCCACTGACCGTATGGTCGGCAAACCGGACGATGGGTCGCCTGGTAGGGGCTGATGACGCGACTGGACCAGAAATCACATAGAGCGGGATTCGGGCTCGCGTTCGTATCGCCCCTCTACTTCTTCCAGCATCAGCATGGCCTGAAACTCGTCGGCTCGGATCGCGCCCAAGTCTAAGCGAACGCCGAGCCTTAACGCCGTCCGGAGGTCCAATGCGCGCCTCAACAGCATTCCAACCTCGGACGACTGCGCGGCGTCGAGCCGGTCCAGCAGGCAGTGATCACACCGCCCGCCGTCATCCGGCGCGTCGTGGCAGAGCCCCGGATCGCACAACTCATCCCGGCGCAGGGACCAGTGAATCAGGAATCGCAGGGAGGGCTTTTCGGGCCACTCCCCGCTGGTCAGTTTGGGTCCACGGTCTCCTGAAAGGTGGCATCCAGGGCATCGATGGCCGCCTTCACTGCCACGGCCTGGTGGATGATCGGCACCTCGCCGGCGTATCCCTCGGCACCCTGTACCAACCGCTTGTACAGTGCGCCCGCCGGCGCGAGGTTGATGATCAACTCCTGCCGGTTGTACGGCAAGTCGAGCACCCGGGCGAAGCCGCGGCGGTACTCGAACACATCTTTCGCCGAAGGCATGTGCAGGGAATGGGTCACCGTCCCGCCGAGGACGCGCAGCGTCACCTCGAAACCGTCGCCGACCTGGACGACATCATCGACGTCGGCTTGGCCCAGTTGCTCGATGACGCGGCTGGCCTCGAAGGGGTCCACCTCGGGGGCATCCGGCTCCGGCACGCGGATCTTGACGAGCAAGGCGGCGTCGGCATCCTCGGAGTTGGGGATAGTGGTCTCAGAGATCCCGCGCCCCAACTGTTTCACGATCACCTTGCGGCGGCGCTGGCGCTCGATCCACTCCTCGTCAGTCGGGAAGCGCACGCGGACGGTCTTCACGCCTGCGGGCGTCCGGAGATTCAGCGCGACGGGGCGCGCAGCATCAAATACGCTCTGAGTCTGTTCCATGAAGAAGTTCTCCTCTGATGACTTCAGGTAAATATTCCTGAAGTTGTTCTACTGGCCAATGCTGTCCACGCCGCACTTGGCGACGGCGGAGACGATTCCATTGGTTGCGTCATACATGGGCAGGCACTCGACCGCCACGGTGACGATACCGTCGGTCTCGCCGACCTCGGCGGTGGCAAACGAAACCTTGTGCCAGGTGAGTTCGAGCGAATTGCTCGCGTCGTAGGCGAGCGAGATGACCGCCGTGCCGGTGGTCTGGCTCTTGAGCTTGGTCAGTTCGGTTGAGCCGTTCTCAAATCGGGCAACAAACTTCAGCGTTCCCTGGCGTTTGCCGAATTCCATCCGCCCGCGGATGGCGCCGCTCGTGGCATCACCGGCGGTCTGAAAGCCTGAGCCCGGATAGAAGCCAGCGTCCAGCAGGACGTTGTTCTTCCACGAGGTCTCGAGCGAGACGATGTTCTTGCTCGAAACGTAGTTGACGCCGTTGATGGATAGCGCCATCGACGCCGAAGGCAGCAATTTCTCCAAGGTCGCGGCCGGTACCGCAATGGCAGACGGCTCGGTCATCTTTCCGGAGCCGACGAATTCGACGTTGATCTTCGAGTTCGCGCGGCCCGGCCCGCTGCCGACCGAGATGGTCCAGCCCTCAATCGCACAACCGACGGCCATCCGGTCGAGCACGACGCCCGCGCCGGGGCGAATCTGTTCGACGAAGCTGAAATACGGCAACTCGGCCGCATCGCCGTTGGCCGGAAACAGCGGCGTGCAGGTGTAGGTGAGGTCCGGCGCGGTGCCCGACTTGACGACCTTGCCAAGCGAGAACGCCATCGCCCAGGCAGCGATCTCGGCGCTCAGATACTTCTCAAGGGTGCTGCCCGCGTCCCAGGAGGTTTGGAAGGACTGCGAGGCAAACTCGTGGCCTTTGCCGTACTCGTCGGCGTCGTTTTCGGTGTTGAGCTTCGGGTTGGCAAGCTGAGCGTTGAGCTTGCGCAGCCGCCACATCTGGCCGGCCGTGTTGGCCGTCGCGATGTCGGTCTGCTTCTGCTTGCCGAAGCAGATGAGCACTTCCTGGAGCCTAGCTGTCGACATCGGGTTTCACCTCCTGCTTGTCTTTCTTTGGGGGCGGCGGGCACTGGCTCCAGCCGGCGACCAGCTTGGGTACGAGCACCGCCGGCGTCGCCTCTACCTCTTCCGGCTCGCCCTGCCCATGCGGGGGACAAAGCCACACTCTCGCGGGCTTAATCATCTCCGGCCTCCACAAACGACATCTGCACTTCAAAGTAATCGAGGCCCTCGGCATCGGTCGCCCGCTGGATCGACGGCACATCCATCGGGTAGCAGGACGGATGGATTGTCAGATTCAGCATTGGCATTCCCGCCGACTCCGGGACGCCCTTGGTGATCAGCCGGAATAGCCTGTAATAGGCGGTCGGCGGGTCTCCGTCAAAGGTCTCGCGCGAGCGTAGGTACAGCGTGACCTGGTGCTTCCAGACGTCGTTGCCGCCGAAACTGCCCGGCACAGTCCCCTGCCAGGCGGCCATGATCGACGGCGCCGGCATCTGGTGAATGGCCAGGGCGAGGCTTGACCGTTTCGGATACTGGTCGTGATAGGCGTAGATCCGGCTCGCGTCGTCTCCCATCTCTGCGACCAATTCCGGGATGTCGCGCAGCAGCGCAACCAAGTTGTTTACGAGTTCGGACGTATCGATCATCTCTGTCTCCCGCCGAGGCTTCGCTGGAGTGCCAGCCGCTTCTTCATCTCTTCGAAGATCCGCCGCGCCGCCTCAGTCACAGCAGCCTTGTTCTTGGGCGAAAAGACGAGCCACGGCTGGATCTTCTGGTTCGCCCAGGCCTTCAGCCGGTCCTTGCGGGTGGAAAGCCCCGCTTTGGCCCGGTTCTCACTCACCGTCCGAACCGCCAGGTTCTGGAGCATGTTGCCGGTGAACGACAGATTGCGCCGGTTGCCGAGGCCAAGCCTCGACTTCCGGATGGCGAACTTCTTTGTCAGAGGCTTCGCCGGCGTGTCCTCGGGCCCGAGCGCGGCGCGGAGGCGGTTCTTCACCACACCGGCGCCGACGTTGCCGAGCATAAACATTTGGCGCTGGGTGAAGTTGAGCCGATCCAGCCGCAGTTGTTTTTTTTGCCAAACGCGGACTGATGCCACAGTGCCTTACTCCCTTCGGAGGGCCAGTTTCACCCCGCCGCCCGCATCTGCCTCCACCTCAAACACCTTGTAGGCGGCGCCGTCGATCTCGGCCGCATCGCCAACATCGGCCGCTGAGGGCAAGTCGGATGCCCGCAGGAAAAGCACCACATAGACGCCGGGCGCGCGACCCTCGAGTTGCGCGCCAGTCTGGACGATGCCCGTGACGAGGACGGGGGCGCCGGCCGCAGGCCGGTAGGTAATCTGCCGGCCAAACGTGGCGAGGCACGCGCGGTTCAGCGCCCCCATGGCGTCGCCCCAGGACACCGGTTACGCCTTCGTCGCTTTGACCAAGATCTCGGGCCGGTGGCAGATCGGCAGCGGGTTCGACTGGCTGTGCAGATCCGTTCCGCGGCCAAACTTGCGCGGCTCCTGTTTGGCGTACAGCGGCAGGCCCAGGGTGTTCGCCGTCTCGTTGAAGTCCGCCGGCGCGAAATAGGTCCGGAAAGTCGAGGCCGTCCCAAGAGGCAGGAAATGCGCCTCGTCATCGGCGATGAATTTACGCACAGTCCCGGCCGCATCGGTCGCTTGGCCCCGATACTCCTCGAAGGTGATCCCACCGAAAGTGAAACCGGTGCGGTTGTCCGACAGCAGTGCCAGGCCGTTCTGCCAGCGAGAGTAGGCTTCTTTCACCTTCGTGTGCGTGGTGAGCGCATCGAAGAAGCCCGCCGAGCAGAGGCACATGATGCCGCTCATGAACTCGCCCTTGAGGTTGTCTTCGATGTGGCGTTTTACCTCGAGCACTTTGGTCAGAACCTCGGTCGTGTTGGTCGTCAGCGCGAAGTTGACGGTCTTGGCCGTGATGCCGAATTCGGTGTAGAGGTTGTAGAGCGTCGAGCCGTCGGCATCGAGGATGACACCCTTGAGCGCGCCCATGCGCAGATGCTCCAAAGTGATGGCATGCTTGTTGCGCATGGTCTGGAGTTTCTGGGCCATCAGGCCGGCCAGGGCTTCGGTCTCGGTTTCGGAACCGAAAGCCCGGATGCCCTGGACCTCTTCCGGCAGCACGGTGTCATCGTGAGGGATGTGCGGGATGACAAACGAGCGCACCTTGCGCTTGCCCTGGGTGCCGAGCGTGCCAGGCGCGCCGACCGGTTGGGTGGGCAGCAGGTTCAGGACGCCGCTCATCTCTTCGATGATGATGGTGCGCGTGCGAACGCCCATGGCCGGCATCAGCGCGAGTTGCTCCGTGCGGCCGTAGTTGTTGGGGATGCGGTTGATGGCCGCCGTGAGGGCGACCATATTGAAGGCGTCGGTCGAAAAGGGATTCAGCATGGACATGAGATTTCCTTACGCTCCTTCCCGGACGAGAATGCCCAGGACTTTCAATTGCGCGATGGCGGCGTTCTTCTGATCCGTGGTGGCTCCGGCTGGCCAGACGATCCCGTTGGCCGAAACGATGGCATTGCGGACCACGGCCACAGCCGAGCGGTCCGAGCCATCCGGCGCGGTTGCGGCCTCGGTCAACAGACCACAGGCAATGTTCGCGCCGTCGGTCGCCGAAAAGTCGATCTGCTTGACCTTGCCCGAGCCCGTAGCGACCGTGATGGTGAACGCGTCGCCCGAGGCAAAGTCGGCTGCACCATCAGCGATGGTGAAGGTCAGGTGCGTGGCAAACTCCGTGCCCACGGTGGCCACACCCAGTAGGATCCCGTCCGGATCTTCAACCGAGAACTTGCCGCCGTTGGTGGCGGGCTCGATGCAGACCACACGGTAAACGCCGGGCTTTGCCGCCTGGCCGACCGCCGGTGCGGCCGTGATGGTGCCGTTGCCGGTATTGCCAGCCACCGCGGCGCCAACGGCCGAGCCCTTGGTCACACGGCCCAGCACCATGCCGGTGGTGAGCACGCGGTCCGAGCCGCTACCAGCCAGGATCGTCACGACATCCCGGCTGTACTGGTTGTCTACTTCCCACTTGAGCCAGTCGCCCAAGCGCATGCCTTCAGTCAGAACACTCATCGGTTAGCGATCTCCTTTCGCGCCGAACGCGGCGCAGGCTTTGACGACTGGGTTTTCGTCGAGGTTTTGTGGAGCGCCGGTGGAGGCGTGAGGCAGCACATGCGAGCAGATCTCGGTCTGGCTGTCCTCACTGGCTCTCAGCGCCAGCAACTCCTTTCGGGCATCCGCGGCACTGGCTCGACGGGCAATGAATTCGCTGGCCAGCGCGGGATTTCCCGCAAGACCGCAAAGTTCGACGATTTCGGCCGCCTCGGCGTAGCCCTTGTCGCGGGCGTCGGCTTCGATTGCGGCCAGGTTGGGAGCAGGTTCCGGCGGCGCGGTGGCGGCCGGGAAGGTCTCAGACATTCGGATACCTCCGGTTGTGGGTTGAAGTTGTGCGGACATCTCGGCCAGTGCCTCGCGGAAGGTGCCAACGCGGTCGGCGAGCCCGCGCGCGACCGCATCGGCGCCATAGAAGATGCCCGCTTCGGTGTTGCGTACGGCCTGCGCGCTCAGCCCACGCCGCTGGGCAACCGCGCCGACAAACATGCCGTAGAGACGGTGGACCTCGCCGGAAAGCACATCCTGGGCGTCGTCTGACAGCGGCTCATGCGGGTTGAGATCGTTCTTGCGATCACCAGCGAAGATGGTGGTGTATTTCAAACCGCGCGATGCATCGAAACCGCTCTGGTCCAGATGCATGGCGATGATGCCGACCGAGCCGACGCCGCCCGTGCGCGTGACCCAGATACGATCGGCGGCCGAGGCAAGCAGGTAGCCGCCGCTCAGCGCCCAATCGTCGACAGCGGACCAGACAGGTTTCAGCCGGGCCGCCTGTGCAATGAGGTCGGCGGCGTCCCAGGCCCCATTGGCCTCGCCGCCGAAGCTGTCGACGCGCAGCAGGATTCCTTTCACGCTTGGATCAGTGGCTGCGTCCAGTACCTCGTTGCCCAACTGCTCATAGGAGGTTAGGCCGGATTGCGCGTCCATGCCCGAGGCGCGGTTCACCAGGCTGCCCGAGGCTTCGATCACGGCGATCCCGGCAGCTGTGACAGCGTACGGCTTCCGGCTGCGCTGCTCGGCCATGAGGACCGCGTCGACCACAGGCGCCTCCACGCCCAGACGTGGCGCAATCGCGGCCAGGACGGCGGAGAGCTTCTTCGTATCGATCATGAGCGGCGTGTCAAAAACACGCGCGGCGAGATGGGGCAGTGTCGTCATTGGATCAGTGAAGTCTCCTCTGTGGGCGGCTGGGATGTCTGGACCAACTGCGCGCCGGGCACCGACTGCTGGCCGTTCGCGGTCGTTTTCCTGGGATCGGTATCGAACGTGAGGCCGAGCGCGTCGGCGCGGGCGTTGTCGGCCGCGATCTGGCGGTCGACGTCTTCCTCGTCGTAACCCATCTCGTTGATCACGGCGCTGCGCGGCTTGAAACCGGCGCGGACCGCTGTTGCTTCCGCCTTCATGTCTTTGAGCGGATCAACCCAGTCCCAGGACGGCGGGCGCCACTCGACATCCAGATAGAACTGGCGGTTGCGCGCGTAGTCGCGTGCCGGGATCTCGCCGGCAAGGACAGCGGCTTCAATCCATGCCCGCCACACCGGGCGGCAAAACTGGAAGACCATCACCTGGTGCTGGAACTGCTCGCAGCGGCGGCGGAATTCGAGCAACCCGGCGCGGATCGACGAGTAGTTGACCTTTTCAAGGTCGCCGGTCAGCTGCTCATAAGTGATTCCAAGTCCGGCCGCGATCGCCCGCAGCTGCACCTTCATGAACTCCGCGTACATCCCGCCCACATCGCCCGGTTCGGTAAACTTCACATCCTCGCCCGGCAGCAGCTTCACCATCGAGCCGGGCTCGAGGCCGGCCAGCGGCACCCCGCTGGCATCCTTGGCCGCCTCGCCCGGTTTTGAGCCGATCACCGGGTCGTCCGGGTTGTTTTCAATGATGAACGCGGCAAACATCGCCGCCAGCTTCTTGCGGACCAGCTCGGCGTCGTCGTACTGGTCCAGTTCATGCAGCTTCACCAGGACCTGCGTCAGCCAGGGTTGCCCACGGTGCTGGCCCGGGCGCAGAGGCTTGTACACATGGAGCACGCCATCGGCGGTCACGCGCGCCGTCTCTCCCGCGCGGGCGAACATGAGCTGCTCGCCGGGATGCTCGCGGTACAAGTGATATGCTGCACGGCGGCCGATCTTGTCAAACTCGATCCCGGCCCGGATGACGTTGCCGTTCGGCAGGTTCTCGTTTCTCGACGCCGGCAGATGCTCGGCCTCGATCATTTGCAGCTGCAACGGCACGCTCAGCCGGTCTTCCGGGCGGCGCGGCCGCAGCCGGACGATGCACTCGCCGCCCTCGACGGTTGCCCGGCACACGAGAGCCTGCAAACCATAGAAGTCCGTCAATCCCGATGCATCGGCTTCGTCGGTCCAGCGCAGCCACAGCTGCTGTAGTTTCCGTTTCACCGCCGCATCGGGGTGCTTCGACTGAGGCTTGATCCCGGTGCCGACCGAGTTGGCGACGAAGCTGTCGATTGCATTCGAGGCCCAGGCGTTGCGGCGAACCATGTCGCGGGAGCGCGACCGCAGCGCGTCACCACCGCCGCTGACCAGTGCGTTGATCCCATCCGTCGATGGGTTCCAACCCTCGGTCCGGCGCGTCTTTGCCGCGGCTTCAAATCCAGCCGAGGCCCGCAACGCTGGAACCGCCGCCTGGATGAGGTTGCGCCAGTAGCCCATCGCTTAGAAACCCTTCTCCGTGTAGACCCGGATCATGCGCGAGCGCGGCGTCGCGGGATCCGCGGCTGCCAGTGCCGCCTTCACCTCTGCGATCGCCTTCTTGATCTCATCCACGCTGCGGTACTCGACACTGCGGCCTTCAAACGAGACACGGAGCGTGCCGCTGGCGATCGCCGACTCGAGCGCTTCGAGTTGGGATTGTGTGTAAGCCATTTATCGTCGAATCCAGTTCGAGCGGACTACGACACGGCGGATTGGTGGTGCTTCAGTCGGCGAAGGCGTGTCAGCGGTCACCTCTGATGTGTCTTCCGGTCTTGCCACGGCGGCCTCGAGTTCCCGCCAGTGCCGTTCCGCAAAGCGGTCGATCCCGTAGATCGATGCGGCCGCGCGCGCATATACCCTGGCGTCAAGAGCCTCATTCCGCGTGTTGGCGCCCAGCACCCAGTGGCCTTTGATGAAGCTCTCGGACGTCAGCTGCCGGAAGTACTCTTCCTCGTAGCGGGGGAAGTGACAAAACCCTGCCGGGAATGGCTCGCCGCTTTCTTCCGTCGGTGGGACCAATCGCAACCGGCTGTACAACTCCGATTTCGCCACCGGCGTACCCAGTGTCCACAGCCGCGTCCCGCGCCGCTTACTGGCATCGACCGGTGATGCGCCCAGGATCAATCTGTCCGTTCGGGCCGTGCCCTTCACTGCAACAGCGGTCTTCGGATGTGCTGCCCGCGCTCCCGCTGGACCCCAAGATGCCTGCGGATGGCCGCGCACCCAGTCATACGTGATGCGCGGGTTGTAGCCGGAGTCGATGCAGAGCACCCGGATCGGCAGCCGCAGGCCGCTCGCATGCGGGAACTCCTCGTCCAGCACGGCGTCAAGCTGCCGCCACACTTCAGGCCGGGCGGTGTCGCCCATCAGCACACGGTAATCGACCGACCAGGACTGCTTTGCGCGCCCCCAGGCGATCACCTCCACTTCGATGCGATTCGGATGGACATCGGCGCCAGCGGTGAGGAACAATCCGCCCTTGGGGACCGTCCCGATCGGATAATCCTCCCGGCGGTCATAGAGTGGTTGCCAATCTGGCGCCTCACCGCGCTCCTGCCACGATTCCCCGAGGACCAGGTTCACGAATGACTTCAGCCGCTCGACGTCTTTCTGCGCTTTCTCCCAGTCATCCGCCGCACGGTCCCACCCGTACCAGCCGACTGGGCTATACAGGCTCGACAGGTGGTAGCCGCGCGTGCGCCCGTCGCCCGGGGCCTCCGGCCGCCACGCGCCAGCCGCAAGCATCCCGGCTTTGTGGTGGTTGAAGATCTGCCGCTCACAGGCGATGCAGATGTAGGCCACCTTCTGCGGCTCGCCTTTGGGCCAGCGCAGCCGCTCAAACTTCAACACCTGGAACTCTCCGCAGTGCGGGCACGGCACCCAGTAGCGCCGCTGGTCGCTTTCGGCGAACGCCGCCTCGATCCGGCTCAACCCCGTGATCAGCGGGGTTGAAACCATGAAGACCTTGCGCCGCGCGAAAGTCCTCGTGCGCGCGAAGGCCAGATTGATGGGATCGCCTTCGCCGTCGACATCGCCCGGATAAGCGTCGATCTCATCCAGGAACAGATACCGCACCGCCATCGACCGCAGTCCCACCGCGGAGTTGGCGCCGGTCATCACCAGCACGCCGCCAGGAAACTCCTTCGACAGCACCGTGTTGCCGGAGTCGCGCGATCGCGGGCTCTTCACGAACTCGCGCAGCACGCTGCTTTCCTCAATCAGTGGGTCGATGCGCTGCTTCGAATTGCGCTTGGCCATCTCGACCGTCGGTTGGACCAGCATCATGGGCCCGGGCGACTTGTGGATCACATAGCCGACCCAGTTATTTGCTGCCTCGGTCGCACCCACCTGAGCCCCTTTGGCGAACACGACGCGCTCAACGGGGCAGTACGGGGAGAGTGAATCCATGATCTCCCGCATGTAGGGCGTGCGTTCCGTGCGGTATGGACCCGGTTCACTGGCGGCCTTCCCGGAAAGTCGGCGGTGCTGGTCAGCCCACTCCGAGACCGTCATCAGCGGGTCCGGCCGAAGCCCCGCCCGGAAGGACTCGTCGTAAACCTCAGTCGCCGTTTGCGCCAGCAAGCTCATCAAGGGCCTTTCGAATCTCATCAGTTAGCGTCTCGTGGACTTTGTCCGCATCGGACTCGGCGGCGAGCATTGCTGCCAGCCGGTCCGGAATGTTGAGCAGGCTGTCACGCACCGTGCGAGCTTTCGTGAACGCTGCGACCTGTACTTCGTCGCGGCTGATCAGCTTCGCCGTTTTCTCTTCGAACTCGATCTTCGCGAGCCGCGCCAGGTAGCTCTCGCGGATGGCACGGGCGCGGAAGTAGTCTAGGCCCCCGGCACCAACCGGATCACTTCGTGGCGGCTCTACAAACGGAACCACCGGCGCAACAAGCGTCGGAGCCGGCGAACGCCGTTTCTGACCTGGCCGCGTCTTGGCACTCCAATCCGCGTCCGCGCGATCGGAATCAATCGAGCCGTCTTCAGTCGTCCCGATGCGCCTGGAACGGATCGCTTTCTGCACTGCGGCGAGGCTCACGCCACGGTGTTTGGCGTACCCGCGGAGACTCAGCAGCGCCATTGAAGATTCTTGCTACGGACTCGATCATTTCTCTTGCTTCTAATCGGAACCGAAGTGATGAATGTGTTCACGATGAGGAACACCAAAGCCAAACAAACCGCCGCAGCCTGCTACGCAGAACGCCAAGCCGAATGCGCGGACCTGCTGAAGCGCATCGGCAAGCAGCTCGAAGAACACCAGAACCACCAGGCTGCCGAGCCAGCCAACTGGGGATACGCTGGCGACCTCGGCCACGTCAGCCAGGAACTCGCCTACGTGCTCGCCGCACTGGGCGACCGCAGCGCCGTCGACGCGAAAGGGCTGGATTACTAACCATGACGCGCGAAGAACTCATCACCTGGGCCACGCGCAACGGCTGGAAGCTCGACCGCTGGGGTCATCTCCAGAAGGAGTTCGACAACGGCACTCTCCGCCTGAAGCTGAGCCGCATCGCCGCGCGTTACGAACAGGCCACACCTTTCGGATGGGTGAGGCTGCACAGCGGCTACTACAAGGACTTGCACATCACCGCCGACGGGAAACTCGCCGGCATGAACCGATAGAAAGGACGATCCCAATGACTACGTTCACTCTCGACAACGACAACGCCATCACGGCGTTTGCCGAATACGAAGATGCTCTCAACCACCGCATCGGTGCGACCGACGCGGCCTTCACCAGCGAGCGAGAACTCGCCAAACTCTCCGCCGACTGGCCGATGTCGCGCTTCGCCGACGTCTGGAACGAGTTCGCCGGCGTGGTGCCATTCGACGACCTGAAGCCGGTCAAGAAGTTCACCGACCGCAAGACCGCGGTTGGTCGGATCTGGAAGGCGATCCAGGCACTGACGCCCGCCCCCGCGCAACACGCGGCCCCCGTCGCGCCGAAGACGGCCAAGGCGACCAAGGAGACCACCGCGAAGGACGCGACGCCCACGGCGCGCGAAGGCAGCAAGAAAGCCATCGTCCTCGGACTGCTCCGCCGCCCGGAAGGCGCCACGCTGGCCGAGATCCAGTCCGCTACTGCGTGGCAGGCCCATAGCGTCCGCGGATTCCTCTCCGGTGCGCTCGGCAAGAAGATGGGCCTCACAGTCGACAGCGCCAAACGCGCCGACGGCAATCGCGCATATCGCATCAGTTAGGAGACTTGGCATGGTACGACCCGTCAGACACGCCAAGAATTACGCCTACACTCAACCTGGAATCGCATTTCGCATCCATCCCTCTCGGACGGACCGTTTCCCCGGTGCTCTTGGCACCGTGGTCAACAAAGTCATCCGGACCAAGTCCGACATCCTCCAAGAACTGCGCCGCCGACAGCTCGAAGATGAGGCCATCGATTCGGCATACTTGTGGCTCTCGGACGCCTACCCTGGCTTCTACTTTGGCTTCATCGGCCCCGATGAGTCGGGCTGGTTGCAGTACGGCTGGATCCCGGATGGCCAGCCTCAGCACGGCTGCGAATAGACTCTGCGCGCTGAATTTCCGCCGGCCTCAACCGCCGGCGGCTTTTCTCTTCCCACATCGATACGAGCAAGCAACTGTACCGGATCTGCGTTCCGGATCCCTCAAAACACTTAAAAACGCCCGCGCTGACCACATGGACGGCCATGGACCCATCTTGCGGAATCCGCAAGATGCCGCCGCCGGACTCAGTCTCCGGCGGTGTTGTTGTTCTTGGCGTCTTCTTCCAAAACGGCGAGCCTCTGCAGGAGCAACTCTCTGCGGAGCTGGCACTCGCCCTGCCTGATGTACGTACCGTTGACCCTCAAAAATAGGCGGTGCTCCATCTCCGCAATCTCCCTGCGCACGTCGGCCAGCAGCGCCCTGTTCTGAAGGCTCACGTAGGTGGCCACCAAGCCGGACAACAGCCCGATGGCTGGAACGATTATCTTCAGCAGAGTTTCATTCATCGGTCGCGCTCCCGGAGGAGGATGCGCAGTTCCTGGGACCAGTCGGCCAACGCCAGCACGAGTCCTTCGACATCCGGATGGCCATCGCGAAGATGTTGTTCGATGGAGGCGATTTCTCTCCGGCACCGCTCGACTTCACGCCGCCACTGGCTTTCGCTCAGCGGTGATCTCGTCGAAACTCCGGCCGTCGTCTTCGAGCACTGCGGACTTTCCGCAGTGGTTCTGGTATCGCTGGACGATGACATCGCAGTATTTGGGCTCGAGTTCGATCAGCCGAGCCTGGCGGCCCGTGCGCTCACATGCAATTAGCGTCGTGCCGGATCCCCCGAACGGATCGAGCACCGTGTCGCGGCTCTTGCTGGAGTTGCGGATAGCACGCTCCACCAGTTCCACGGGCTTCATCGTCGGATGGAGATCATTGACCACGGGCTTCTTCACAAACCAAACATCGCCCTGATCGCGGGCCCCGCACCAGTAGTGATCCGAGCCCTCCCGCCAGCCGTAGAGCATCGGCTCATACTGCCGCTGGTAATCGGCGCGGCCCATCGTGAAGGTGTTCTTGGCCCAGATGACGAAGGTCGACCAGTGGCCGCCCGATTCGCGGAATACTTTCTGCAGCGTGTGCAACTCCGACGACGACATGCAGATGTAGATGGCACCCTTGGTGACGGTGAGGATATTGGCGCAGGCGTCGCGGAGGAACTGTTCGAAGCTGCCGCCCAGATTGTCGTTGGCGATTTTGCGATGCGACTTGCCTCGCAGCTTGTCCTTCATCGTCGCGCCGTAGTTCACATTGTAGGGCGGGTCGCAGAAGGTCATGTCGGCCAGGCCGCCGGCCAGCACCTTCTCGACTGCATCGATCTGCGTCGCGTCACCGCACAACACCTGGTGCTCGCCCAGCAGCCACACGTCGCCGAGCAGCGTGACAGCAGTCTCCGGCGCTTCCGGAACGGCGTCTTCGTCGGTCTTGCCGGCTCCAGATTCCCCAGGCTCGGCCAGTAGATCCTCTATCTCGTCGTCGGCGAAGCCCAGGATGCCGAGATCGAAGTCGTCCTCGCGCAGCGATTCGAGTTCGACCCTCAGCATCGCTTCATCCCATCCTGCATTCATGGCCAGGCGGTTGTCGGCCAAAACCAGTGCGCGTCGCTGTGTCTCATTCAGATGGTCCAGGACAATGACCGGCACTTCGGTCATGCCCAACTTGCGGGCTGCCTGCAGGCGGGCGTGGCCAGCGATGATGATCCCGTCGGCTCCCGCGAGGATTGGATTTGTCCACCCGAATTCGGCGATCGACGCCGCAATCTGTGCGACCTGTTCCTCTGAATGGGTCCTGGAGTTCCTTGCGTAAGGTATCAGCCGATCG